CAATAGTTAGCCTAGTCCGTGATGCTTCTGCATCAGCGATGTATCCAGCTTTTGACTGAACAACAGATCCCTGAAACATTGCAACGCCGTAGTTAGCATCTATGTAGTATTTGCCTTGACCCTGGTTAGCGTCGGATGAACCAACGTTACCTTGAGCTATAAGACCAAATCCTACGGTGTTTCTATTTGCCATAGTTATTTTCTCCTTAGTGAACCTGCCGCGTTAGCGGCCTCCAGTTCGGTTTAATTTAATCGTTGGTTAAAGAAATATTATTTCTTACTGCCACCGAAGTTTTTGCTAGAACGCTCGAATTTCATCGGCATTCGTTTGTCCTGATCCTTCAGTAAGTCGTTTTCTATAGCTTCGTCTTGACCTTCAGTTTGTCTTTGCTGATATTCAACACGGCTTTGTGCGAGTTCTTCCGGTATCCTTGCCAGGAGAAGGCCACCTACTCCGATCACTCCAGCGTGTTTTCCGTCTAAGACAGTCGGGTAAGAATCGTCATCGTATTCGTCAGCTCTCACTAACTCATAACCAGATCTCAATCTACCATGAATGTTCTTGGTATCATTGAAACCCATAGACTCTGCTCTTATCCATCTGTGCCTAAATCCGTCAGGCGCTGGTGGTGCATCTAAAGATGATGGGGGCTTGTACTCTTTTGGACGTTCAGTTTTTGTCCGAGTTCCAGCCGCACGAGAAAGGTTCTTTTCGTTTTCGTTTGTCATATGCTTATGCTCCTTCCGTGAGTTTTAATTGTTTTGCATACTCTTCTAGTGGCACACCTAATTTTTTAGCTATTGCTACCTGTGAAGATGTGAGTCTCACAGTTTTGCGACCAGGTTTTGAGCTTCTGTTAGCCGAAGCTACCGACTGAACGGCCCTGTTCGTTTGCTTAGTATCAGTATTACCAAATTTGTGGCCAAAGTCAACTCTAATCCTTTTATCAATTTCTTCGTAATATTCGTTTGATTTAGGGTCATAACCTTCTTTATCTACTAAATCCTTGTGAATTTCGAACGCAGTAAATGTCATGGCTCTATCTGTTCCGAACCATGTATTTTTACTTGCCCAATCTTCAGCCATAGGGTCAGCTTGAGGCATTTGTTGTGGTGTTTGATTTGGTAACCTACCACCGTCTGATAGTTGTACAGGAGTTTCCTGTTCAACGGGTTGTGTTTGTTTTCTTTGCTTAAGTTTAGCACTTTCAAAAGCTAACTCAGCAATTTTTTTATTAGCTAAAACTTGAGCAGATGCATCACCGGCTTCGATAGCTAAAGAAAGTTCTCTTTCTGCAGACTCCATTCCAGTTTTTACGTTCTCTTCAAATTTAGCTGTATATTCAGAATCAGTTTTATTAAACCTATCCTGTTCTTGTTTTCTTTTGTTTTCAACTGCAGCAGCGTATTCAAGAGCAGCAGCTTCTTTACGTTCTGCCTCTCTCATCTTACGAGTAAGTTTAGCAATTCTAGATTGCACACCTCTGCTATAATCTTCTAAATTAGAATCATCTTCCTTTTTAGTTTCTTCAGTTTTAACTTCTTCTATTACTGTTTCCTGTTCCGTGGTTTCTGGAGCAGTATTAACTACCGCTTCCTCTTTAGTATCTTCTAAAGATACATCGACCTCTGGTCCTGATGTATCTAACTCAACCGGCTTTTCGCTCGATCTTATGTTTTGTTCTGGCATAGTGTCCTTCCTATGTTAAAATTTGTGCAGGATATCTGTTGGGTCCTGTACGGTTGCTAATATTTCGTCATCATTAAGAAGACGAACTTCTCCACCATCAATCTCTATTCGTGATCCGGCATAACGTGCGAAGACTACCCAGTCTCCCACCTTGCACCATGGACCATCGTTAAATCTTTTTGGGTCGTTATAACAATCAGGTCCCATAGCAATTACGTTTCCGCACTGCGATGCAACTTGTTGTCTATCTATTGTTTCCGTTCCTAATAAAACTCCACCTTTAGTTTTCTCATTCATTCTAAAAGGTAAGACTAACATTCTCCAGCCCGTAGGCATCGGAAGTTTAGTAGTTTCAGTAGTAACTTTTTTTACTGGTTCTTTCTCGTATTTGTCTAAAAGTCCTGTTTTAATTTTTGGGACTTCTTCCTTTAAGGTCGACAACGGTTCCCGTATTTTCATCTTTTGCTCCTTCATCTTGTTGCAGGTTAGAGATTTCCTGACGCACTGATTCCAATGCGTTTATTTGTCCTATTATATACTTATATGTTTCCATATTGTCAACACCTCCTGATGTGACCGATAATGCTAGTTGATTCACTCTTCTAGACAAGGCTTTCTTAAGTTGTTCTACTAATTGTTCTGGTTCCATGTTTACTTTCTATTTTTTTGCTATTTTATCTTTGTTAGGTCCTTTTTTTATTACGTAATCTTGAGTTCCACTAGCGCCTGTTTCTACTTCTTTTTTCAGGTTTCTAAACAAACTCATCTCAGTAATTTTTTTGTATTTCTCTTTTAAAAAACTCTCTATCGCTTTAGTATCTCTCATTTACTACCACCAATGTAACCACCAATAACTCCAATTAAACCTGTAACTGACATTTTCATAAGTACTATTATGCTGTCATCTATAGGTCTATCTTCTTTAACAGCTACCCAATAGTCTCCAATAATAATGATACCTAATAAAATTAAAACACCACTTGTTATTAATAATATAACTATGTCTTTAAAATTTTTAATCATTAGCAATTCCACTTTCTAAGTGATTTGTTTATTCTTGAATCCGGATCCCTTGCAGTCTTAGCAGAAGTTAATTTCTTTTTCATACCAGACATTCTAGCACAAAATGATTTTCTTCTTTTTGCAGCTTTGGATCCTGATTTTAATTTTGATGGTTTAGTAGTGACTGCTGTTTTTAATTTTGATCCAGGATTAGCTGCTCTATAAGATGCAACGCCTTTTTTATTTAATCCACCTGATTTAGATTTACCTTCTTTTCTAGTCCAAGCTGCAGTAGCCATTACGCTTTCTTAGATGTTTTTTGACTTTTTTTAATTGCTTTAGCGGTAGGTGCTCCTTTAGCTCCTTTAGCTCTCATTTTTTCACCACGTTTTTTCTTCATAGCAATATTATACCAAAGCCCTTTTTTAGCTGTACGTCCGTCTTTAGTTTTGTGAGTATCTTTAGCCATTATTTTTTTCCTTTTATTATCCTTTTTGTGCAGCCTGACAAGCAAGACATCTTTTTTTAAAATATCTGTGTCCAGGACATGATTGTATTAGAACTGGTACATCCGGCTCAGGTGTTTTTGTATAGTATTCAATATGCTCATCTACTTCATCACATTGACATGCTTTTATATGAAATATATGACATATGAATTTTTTAACAGATTTAAACATTAACTAAGATTTTTTGTTTTTATTTTTTTTAGAAGCAACTTTATTTTTCTTAGAAGCATTTTTTACAAATCTTGGTTTGTAAGGTCTTGTTCCATAATCGTTTCTCATAATATTTTCTCCTTATTATTTTCTTTTTATCAGATCTGTTGCCTTAAGTCCATAGACAGATGCTATAACCCCAACAAAAATTGTTTGGTACCAAAAAGGAAGGTTACCAAAATACTCGAAGAATAATTGCATCTTCTCCATATGTTCTGGATTGTCAGACCAAACTGCTATTCCTAAAAAAACGATGGGCAGCGACAACAAAAGTAAAATAAATTCGTCTTTCCAGTCTGAATCTCTAGAAGTTAATAATTTACCTTGGTATTCTTTTTCACCTTTAGCCATTGCCAAAGCATGACGCTTCTCAGCATCCGACATAAGCATCTTTGTCTGTTGCTTATTTTTGTAAATGTGTGAGCCTGCAGAAACGGCTAATTTAATTGCCGATAACCACATATTAAAACCAAGTAGCTTTTTGAGGTTTTCTAGTTTTAGTACCTTTAACAGTAACCGTGTCGCCTTGAGCAATGTAGCTTTTTCCTCTGATACTTGATTTAGATCTAGGATCTAAATGCAAGTTTTGAGAAGACTCTTCTACTTTAACTCCGCCACTAGCGTAACCATCTTTGTTTACTCCAACTGCTTTTGTTATTTTTGGGTCCTTCATAATTTTCTCCTATTTATTTAATATACTAATTTTTAAGCCCTTTCAAGACATTTACATCTCTAGCTTTCATAGCATCTGATGTTAATTTAACGTCTGCAGACATCATTGATTTTTCAATGGCTGTATCAGCTCTTAGCTGAGCTAAATCTTCATTCTGATCAAGTTTTCTATCATTTAGATCTTTTGCTTGAACCATTTTAGCTCTATCTAGATTGATTCTAGCTTCATCTTCTTTTGTCTTACGTTCAGTTTCCATAGCTTTTAAATCAACTTCTCTTTGTTTTAATTTAAGTAATGGATCATGATCAAACTGAGAAGTAATTTGTTTTTCTTCCTTCATAAAGTCTTCAGTCATGTCAGCAATCAATAACGCTTTTCTGGCTTCTATCTTTTGAGATATTTGTTGTAGCTGTTGTTGTGCTTGTGGGTTTTGAACTGCCATTTGTTGTAGCTGTGGTAACATTTGCATTTCCTGTGGAAACTCTAATTGTACCTGTTCTTGTGCCATCAATGATATGTGTTCCATAATATTTTTCTCTAACGCTGCAGTAATGCTAGGATTGTTTCTAACAAAATTACTTGCCATAAAGTTTAAGTGAGCAGTGACATGTGCTCTATGATCTTGTCCTGGAAAAGCTTGAAATGCTTTTTGTCCCATTGCATCTATATGTTCCATTGCAGGATCTTTAGGTTGATTTGGTGGAGGTGGTGGTAAAACTCTATCTATGTCTTTTACACCTATTGCTTCATACATACTTCTATACGCCATGTACATGTTATGCATAGGTGGGTTAGAAGTTGCTAATCTTAATTGTTCTTGTGCTAATGAAATTCTCTGACTCATTGAAAATATATTAGGATCAGCTACTGGTAATACATCTACTCTTTCATCAAAGTCTGTTGCTTTAATATTTCTAGATGCACCAGGAACATCATAAGGATATTCTGGTGGTAAAGACTCACCAAATATTTTAGCGAGTAATTTAAATTCTTGTTTAAGACCTACGTAAAGTCTTTTATGGATTGCTGACATTACTCTTGAACCACGTTCTAAAAGAGCTACGGTTGTACCAACAGCGGCCTGTTGATTCCCGTCACCAACCTGCATGTCAGCAATGGACGCGAATCTTTGTCCTGCTTGAACTACAATTCCCATTAACTGCAATAATGTAGCTGATGGTTCTTTGTAAGGTAAGAATACGAAAGCATCTTTTAGATTACCACCTGGAGTGTCAACATCTTTAAATTCTCCTGGTTGAATCGCTGTAGAGTCGTCTTTTACTCTAACGCCTCTTTGTTTAAATCCTGCGGGTAGGTTTGATAATGTCCCAGCATCTAATAACTGACGGAGAGCCGCAGTTGCAGTACGGCTCAATCCGCCAATCATATGAATTAATCCTAAGCCATAAAAACCTAGTCCTGGCAGAAATTTGAAGTGGACGAAATATTGGATTTTATTTTTCTTTGGATCATTGGGCGCAAAGTTTCGTCTTATAGACAATACTTTCCTACTACCTTCTTCGACTGTAACGACGTAAGGTAATTTTATTCCCGTTGGCTCTCCGTCAGGGCCAAGGTCTTCGAATCCTTCCAAATCTAAATCAACGTGGCATTCTAGAATTGTATACAAAGGATCTACTCTTTGGGATTTTGTGACACCTTCAACTTCTCTCTCTTTGTCTTCAAGTTCGTTAGTGACTGTGCCTGTTGGTTTTGTCAATTCGATGTCAGAATAGAATCCAGACACCATCTGTTTTCTTAAATCATTTTCTGACATCTTGACAACATGGATGACTGCT